CTGACCCCCGCCACCAGGCGACACCCCGGTTAAGGCTACCTTTTAGCCATCTCCCGCAGAAATGCACATTCACATGTTATATATACCGAAGTATACTTGTGTTATGAGAGATAATCAAAAGATGAAGTTATGGAATGCAGTTCATCACAGCTGTAATTCTGAATATAGTGATGCCACCCCCGTCGTGCGCAATGCTGGTGTAAGCCCAGCTCCCCCTCGTGGATTCCGATCCACTATCAAAGTGACCCCCGTCACCAAGACCCAGGCAGCCCCTTCTGCCAACCCCCCCCGTGGGTACAAGTTTGACCTCTATGGCCAAGCCCCTACCACCGAACCCGTCGCAGCTCCGTCCGGAGCTCCTTCGAAGCCCAAGCAGGTCGCTGAGGAACCGAATACACTTTCAATCCCTCACCCCAAGCCTTCACGAGCTAAGAACTTCCGACCAGTTCGCAGGTTTGACGTCAAGCGTACCACTATCAAGTTCCCCTTTGGTAGTAACCCTGACATGTCGATTTATCGACTCAAGCCCCGTACCCCCGCCGAAAAGTTAGCAGCCCTTGCTGGCCTTCACCCCGTCCTGTCCTTTGCCGAGTACTGGCTATTCTTCATGAAGACCCTCAAGTACACTGACCGAAAGGAAGCCCTCGACGACTACAACCGCAAGAGAAATCTTGCTTCTGTTAATGAACGAATGTCCGCGTTTGGCGTATTCATCGCCACCTACCGCAGACTCAGTTCAGTTCCAGACCTCAAAGACCAAGCCGTCTTTGACGGTTGTGTCGCCGTTGTCCAAGACCATGTTGATCATCGTCCCCAAGGAGTGAAACGTTCCGTTATCACTCGTACTGCCATGATCCGCACCCGCCAAGCTCGTAAGAAATTGGCGAATGCACCCATGGTCGTGCGCACCCGCGCCGGTCAAGAGATTCCATCCACAGAACTCGTTTTGAATGAACCCGAAGTAAAAACAAGTTTTGATGATGGAATCATCGCAATCGACTATCCCTATGATCCAGAGTTGGACATGAGGGACGTGTATGTCAACACGAACCGGATTACTGATATGAGGAAACTCAAACCCAGTAAGAAGGAGGAAGGTCTTTCCTCCCACGAGTCCAAACGTGAAGCGCTCAAACGCGAACGGTCTGCAAAGGCCGAAGCATTTGAACAGGATCGATCCCGATCCAAGACCAAGAGCAGTGGCCGTTCTGACAAGACCAAAGTCTTCATCCATGAGAAAGAGAAGAAGAAGCTGAGGGAACGTGCCGCCCGATCACAAGGAATGTCCAACGCCCTGACAGGCGTCGTCGAGTCCATCAATTTATTGATGGGTGGTCATGGCCGTAAGGTCACGATCACTATACTCCACGTTGTCGCATTTCTGACATCCCCAAGCAAGATTGCAAAATCTTCCTTGATAGCGTCTTTAGCGCTAGTGCTAGAAATCGACAAGAACCCTTTGATCCGTTCCACCATCGAGCTCTTCGTCAGATCCCTCTCCAAACTATCGACTTTCTTTACTGAAGGTTATGAACTCCTCGCGGAGCTTTTTGGTTTGAAGACTGAAGACGCTGACCAATCCCGACCTCAACCTCCCCGCCCAGTTCTCCACTATGTCCCTGGACACAGTGAGACCAAGGAGGAAGTCGATGCCATGCGGGAGTGTGGTGCTCCGATCGTCGCTGCTTGTGTCAACAAAGTGCGAACCTCTACAGGTCTTGAAGCTACCAAGCTTCAAGAGACCTTAGAGCGTGTTCGCCGGATGGCTCCGCAAGACGCCTCCCAGATCACACCAGCCCAGCTCGAAGCATTCCAATCCGGATTCGATGCATCCATGCAAGAATCCTACATCGCCTCGAGTTCCGGCGTCGGTGTTGAACACGTCGAGCCCCCCCCCCACCCCACTTTCGCTGAAGTGGTGCGTGGCGCGCAACCAACCACAGCCCCCACCGAACCCGTCCTTATTCCTCCCCGTGATATTGAAGATGACATTGCCCACAGCCAAGGTATGACCTATGCCCCAGGCAATCCCACCGACGACTCTATCCCTCCAAGAGACTGGCCCGACTACTCCTGGTCCGAATATCCCGTTCGCGACCTGGCCATCCATATGGCCCACACTCTAGGAGGATCAATGTTCGACTATGTTGTCGATGCGTACCACTACGTGTTGAATCGCCGGAAAGACAGCTCCATGCGCCCTCTCATCCTCGATGACCGAAGAGATTCAGTGATCCATGTGTATCAGCCCTACGACGCTCGCATTGAAGACTCATATCTCCAAGCCATTGTCCCCCCCATTCCGTCCCTTGAACCATCTCCTATTGTTAGTGATGATAGTTATTCCACGTGCAGTGAGGGCGAGGATGATTGGTCCGATCAAGCTGAGTCTAGCCGGACCTACCCCGCCACCTCCCAAGGTGGTAACCCCGATTCCCAGTGGATGAAGATTCCGCTCATTGTTCATGACTTTACGTCCTCCTTCTACTCCATGCTCGCTACCGCAGCAGGCTTTGGAGACAGAAACGTAGATATTGAACAACGAGTGCGAGTTTTCTCGTCCGCGTGCTCAGCAGTCAAAGGACTTAAGGATGTTGCAATCCTTTTGTTCAAAATTGTCAAAGATTTCTTGAACTGGTGTTCAGTCCAAATCACGGGCTACCCCGTGTTCGACACCAGAACTTATGAGATCTATAGACAAATTGACGCAGCTCGATCCGAACTAGCTGAGTTGACGTTCATTACGTCAAATCCACGCCGCACGATTGCTGAGGCAGATCGATTCGTAACATTCTACAAAAAGATGTGCGTTTTGAACTCCTTGGTAGCCACTTGCGACCAGGCCGAAGTCCCTGTTCGATCGTTCACAGCGATGATGAAAGACTTAAATCGATTGTATCCAACCATACTATCGTCATCTTCTCTTGCAAAAGAGAGGGTGGAACCCGTTGCTTTGTGCCTAGTTGGCGAGTCCGGTGTCGGTAAAACGACATTCTGCGACTTTGCCATGAAGTACATTTCCAAGCGACTGGGGTTAGCCCCCAACATGATGGCCCAAGCCCTTGGTGCCGAATTCGCAGACGAATACGTCAACCAGTCCCACTGGCGAGTTGACGAGTTTGCTGCCTCGAGCGACTCTCCGGTCGTTCAAGCCCAAGCAGCCGAACTCCTCACCATGATCAACGTAGCCCCCCGTCCCCTGAATATGTCAAAAGTGGAAATGAAAGGAATCGTTTACGACACCTCACTTTTCTACTACATTACTACCAACACCTCAAAAGGCGAATGGAAGAAATTCCTACGCTGTCCCGAGGCTCTTGAGAGGCGTTTCCATTTTACGAAACATCTGTGCCCAAACCCAGAATTCTATGATTACGCCCTCAAGAGTTGGAAGGTTGACAACCAAGGCCGTCCCCGTCGCCCTCTACTCCCCAGTGGAGCCATAGATTGGAGAGAATACAAGCTCTCGGATAATTTTGATTGGAATTGCGTTAGCGCGAAACCAGTCCAAGAAATCCTTGATGCCATGATCTCCCTACATCTTGACCACAAGCGACACTCAGACGTTCGATCCACGGACTTTGAAGCCATGCTTGCAGAGATGCAGATGGATGCCCCCGTCATTGCTCAAGACGGAAAACTTACACTTGATTCCCCAGTCGTTTTCAACCGTGTGAAGGAGCGCTTTGTTGGCATTCGTGCCACACCCGCTACTTTGCTTGATGTTATACCAGAAGACGAATGGATCAAGCATCTTTTCCAAGACGATGATAGCATTTATCGCTATCTTCCAGGTCTGGGTGACCTGGATTCCCGAGACAATGCCCCGGCACTAATTGCGATTTTGGATGTATATTACAACTTTCCCAATCTCGTTAACTTGCTGGCATCTCGCGAAGCCCAACCCGCCCCCCCAACTCCCCCCGAAGCTCCCCCGCTTTGGAAAAGAGTGTACCGCGCTGTGATTGGCGCTGCGACAGGGGCTGCAATAGCCTTTGCCGCACGCTACATCGTAGCCTCCGGTACCTCAATCGTGATCAATATCTGCAAAGCTATTGGAGCTATCGCTCTCCTCATTGGAGGTATCACCTTGCTATGGAAAGCAGTCACTGCCGTCTCTTCTAAACAACTGAAAGACCAGATCGCTGTCGCCCAAAGCAATGTGAAATACTCCGGTAAAGGAATTCACGAAACCCGAATGCACCGAGCCTCTAGAGGTAACTACAAGGTTGCGCGCGTCCAAGGTGGAGACACTGTTGACGCTGACCTGACTAGTAACTACGCAAGAAATTGTGTTGTGCTTGAAGTCGGAGGAGGATTGTTGAAAGGAGTAGGAGTCAGAGGTCGTCATGTGTTGATTAATCACCACAACCTTGCTGCTGTTCTTGGGAAACCATCCTTCCTTCTACACTTGCCCGTATCAGGTACTCTTGAAATCAGCGTTGCCGATTGTCAAATCAGCGCCTGCGAAGGTGCTGACATTGCATTGATCACAATGCCAATCAAATGCCCAGAATTCAAGGATATCTACAAACACTTCATCGATGAAGATGACATTCCCCACCTCGGAGGAGTTTATCACAAGCTCCGCCTTAGGAAAGGACAGGTGCCCGTTGTTGAGGAGAGATTCTCACCATCCGGTGCAACTGCACTCATCTACTACGATGCCGCAAGTCAAGAAGCATACCACCCCATTGGTGTTATTCTAGATATTCCCGGCCGCGCTGGAGATTGCGGAGAACCTGCTTTCTGCTATAACGCACATCTTTCCTCACGTAACTTCGTGGGAATTCATTGTGCTGGCACAGAGTACTCCTCCCAGATCACCATCGTCTCCAAACAGCTCCTGGACGAGCTATTCCCTACTGCGGAAGCCCAAGGTTTAACCCTCGTGGTTGATGGACCCATCAAATTCCCCATCCATACTCTTCCAGAAACCGCCACTGTCGTTGGCCGAGCCAAATACCCTTCATCTCCCGGGAAGAAGAGCAAACTGGTGAAAACCCCGTTCTACGGCCAGTTCGCTGTTCCCATACGCGAACCCGCCGCCCTTGATAGGAAGAATGGGGTTTCTCCACTTGAAGAAGCTTACAAACGACAAAAGTTTTCACAGATAACCATGCCAGACAAGTTCTTGGACGATGCTGCCTCTTTGCAGTTCCGTTCCCTGAAGGCCCCGTGCAAACGCGCCCTCCTTGATGATCACCAAGTCTACAATGGTTGTCCTGGTCTCCGAGGCATTGATATGTCCACGTCACCCTCCCATCCCTATGTGAGGCTCCCCGGATACAACCCTGCCCTTGGAAAGTCGCAACTTTTCGAAGGAGAACCTGGAAACTACATCCCCAAACCCGTTGTCACACAATACACGGACGCAATGTTCAAGTACTGTCTCACTGGTGATGGATCCCATGATGCCATCTTCACTGACTCGTTGAAAGACGAAATAGTGTCCAAACCAAAGACTCGCTTGTTCGCTGCTGCTCCTCTTCATGTTGTGATTGTTGGAAGAAAACTCTTTGGGGCGTGGATAGCTGCCCTCAACTACTCCCGCCAAGCCATACCAGGCTCGTCTACATGCGCCGTGGGTATGGATGTCAATGGTGCCGAAGCTCAGCGACTTTATGTCGCCAGTTCCGCCCCACACACCCGTATCCTCGTCACAGACCAAAAAGCTTTCGATAGCCACGAGCAATATTTCATTGCCAAGAAGAGTTGTGAATCCATCAATCGATGGTACAACGATGAATACTCAGAGGCCCGCTTACGGTACATCGACCTAACCTACCATGCTTATCACATTGTAGGTGATGTTATCTATCAGCTCGCCCAAGGAATGCCCTCCGGATCCCCACTTACCGCACAGTTCAACTCCACCTACCTGGAAACTGCAACTCTTGCGTCGCTATCCTACGCGACCTACTTGCATCACCAAGAGGACGAGACTGTCCCGTACATGAGATGCCGAGAGATTGCACGCCGTTGGTACGCTCTCTTCTACGGAGATGATTCGTGGGTTGTCGTTCCAGACCACCCCTCATTTACGTACGCAAGACTCAACGCTGCCTACCAAGCTTGCGGTCTCGAAGCTACTTATGCTGCGAAATCCGAAACAGACCTCGAGTACTCCACGCTCGAGGATGCAACCTTTTTGAAAAGAAAGTTTGTTTCCGATAGTGGAACCCCCCGGCTCGCCCTCCCGATCGAACTGATCTATGACGTGCCTAACTACGCTCTCAAGAGGTCCAACAACACAACGACCTACGCTTCCATGTTCAACTCCATGCTACTAGAAATTTCCGCATATGGACAAGAGGCACACGCCAAGTTGGTCTCGGAGATTCACGAAGTGATGCAGAAGACGTGTATGTTCCTGTACACCCCTCCCACTTATGATGAGTGTCTCCACACCATCTTGTCGACCTTGACAGAGTAAGCTGTAAACAGCCGGCGAAGCGGGTGGTAGTGTGTCATTTATGACCACATTCCTGAGGCCCCCGTGGACCCGTTAGTCCATATAAGTCCTCTAAAACCGGGATCAGCAAATAATGCACTGCTGCATCCGTCATACGCATTGCCGAAGACAGAGATATTACAAAACCAGACAATTCAACTGCCTCATACTCCGAGCCCGTAGTGGATGAAGGAGGACTCATTTCTCATTTCGATGAAGACGAATCCAACACCCTCCACACAGGCTCGGCGCCTGAGACCAAACAAGTCTCGCGAAATCCGTATTTCGACGACACCCCTGTCCACATTGTTGCCAGAACTCAGTTAGTTACGTTAGGTTCCTGGAGCTCTACTAACGCAAAGTTGACCGTCCTTAATCGGTCCAACATTGCATCAAGGCTCCTCAACCTGATCTACCCCAAGACTTTCGGCACCAACTACCAGTGGTGCAAATGGAGATCCATCACGGTTCGGCTCACTTTGAATTCCTCAGTTTATAACAAAGGAATGCTCATGTGGGCCTATCGTCCTGGTAAAGCCTATCGATCCTACCAAGATACTCAAGCCGCCTTCCTCTCCGCCCAAAACACACTTATCGACGCCTCTGCGTCGACAGTTGTGGAGATGGAGGTTCCCTTCCTCTACCTAGCCCAAGCTTATCAGATGGGTGACTCTATGGATTTCTTCGGAGAGCTGGTATTGTTCGTCATGGACGAACTTTCCAACGATTCTTTGGGATCCGGTGTCACCACTGTTGGCTGGCAGATTGAAGCAAAGTTCAATGACTTTGAGTACTATGGCCAAACCGTAGGCTCATCCGCCCCCCCGCTCATTGCAGATTCAACCGCCGCGATGGGCATATTCGTACCTTGGACACAAGCCCAAGGACCACCAAAGGTGAAGTCCGAAGCCACAAACAAGTCAGCGCGTGGAGTCATATCTGGACCCGCTGAGGCTGTTGGCCAGGTGGCCAGCGTGCTCCGCTCCGTTCCGATTATTGGCGAGTTTGCC